CTTCACTTTAGACTTTAATCTTTTTACTGCTTTTTCAATAGTAGCAAGTTCAGACCTTGCCATAGAATATTCATGATCGGATTTATTTGATGACATAGTACAATATTCTACTTGAATCTTTTAATATTTATACTTTTATTGACTTTCTTCAACATTTTTCTGCTGTTTTAGTAGTTTAGATAATTCCGCTGTTGATCCAATGAAGAGAGCATTTGTAACATTTGTTGGACCATTAGATCCATTATTTTCATCAATATCCTTAATTTTTTTCTGAAGATCTAATAGTTTATCTGTAGTATCTGATACATTTTTAATTAATTGTCCAAGAACTTCATATGCTCTTGGAGATTCTGTTTCTTGTGCCAGTTCAAGAACACCATTTATTGCTTCTTGTCCCTTCTCAATTATTGAATATAAATTACCTCTAGTGTATTCATAATCTTTTTCAATATCATCAGTTTTTAATTTATTTTTTTCTAATTCTTTGTTAATAGTAATTTTAGAGTTATTTTCTGATTCTATAGATGAATCTACAATATCTGAAGATACATTAAAAATATTGTCTAGTTGTTCAAAACTTTTATCCATAAGTATTACCTCAAATTATGTCAAATCCACCAAAACCAAAATCATCCCCAAATTCGATTAAACTATTATCTTCTTCAGTAATTTTATAAACATTTGTTCCGGAAACATGAATGGATATTTCTGTGTTATAAGATCCTCTTATAACATTTAATTTATTTCCATCTTTACTTAAAATTTGCATAGTTTCATTATCAACAGTAATATATGAATTATTTTCAATAGTTGAAGAATCTACAACTTCAATGGTAGTATCTCCAATTTGAATATCAGACTCCAAAATAGTTGTTACAGTACCTGTATAATTTTTAGTTGCAACAGGTTGAGATGAATAAGTAACATCTCTAGTTGATCCATCTGCAACAAATCCAATAGAAACTTTTTTGACAATATCTTTTGTAACATCTTTTGAAACAGGACCAAATACATAAGTTTTTGCAGTAAATCTTAAAGTGTATATTAAAGCCCTTCTTTCAGAAAAATCTCCCTCATAATTATCTTCCATATTAATACTATCTAAGATGATAGGTATATCTCTTTTTTCTCCTATAGTATCTACTAAATTAATACTTAAAGTATATGCTGGTTGAAAGTATGGTAAAATTTGCTCAACAATTTGCAGCATATCATCATTATGTTTAGTATAAATTGATAACTCAAAAGACATATTATAAGGTACTGGTAAGTAAGTCTTTTTTACTTCTTTAGAATTTGATGTTGATTTTGAAACAAATGTTTGAGTAGTTGTAGATTTTCTTTGGGAATCATATGATAAACCAACCATTTCAAATGACATTCTTGGTAATGATATTTGAACTGGTTTATTTAAATCCGATTGTTGCTCAAGTCTAGCAAGAAATTTTTGTGTAGAAGCATATGCTAAAGGAACTTTTATTATAGAAGAAGTATTTCCAGATTCATCTACTTTTTTTATTTGAATTTGATTAAATAATGTACCAAATCCAATGATTGTTCTACGAAAAATTTCGTTATAAAAATATTCAAACATGTTATTAGAAAATAGTCTTTACTTATTTAACAGATTAAGGTGTTCCAAAAGGATTTTTTTCACTAAAATCCAATATTAAATCTGACTCTATTTCTATTTGATTGTTATCGGCATATTTATCTTTTCCATTATAATTGTCATTTGAAAGGTTATCTGAAAGGTTATCTGTAAAAACAGTTTTTAATAAGTAATTTGAACCAGATTTTTGACCAACTAAAATTTCTCCTGGAGTAAAAATTCCATCAATATTTGAAACTTCTAAAATATTTTTAACAATATCCCAAGATTTAACCCTTGCGGTTACTCCACTTGATGATCCAACCACAGTTTCATTAAATAAGTATGATCCAGATCCAACTATTGTTTGTGGACTTGAAATTGTAATTGTAGGTGAAACTGTATATCCTAATCCAGAATTAGTTAGATATATTCCAGTAACTGATCCTGAAGAATTAATTGAGGCATATCCAGTAGCTGTTATTGTTAGTGCTGTAGTTCCAATTCCAGGAGAAGAAAAAGTTACTAATGGAGGAGTAGAGTACCCACTTCCACCATCAGTAACCGTTATGATTCCAACAACACCATCACCAATATAAGATTTTGCTTCAGCACCAGATCCTCCACCTCCAATAAAATTGACCATAGGTGGTGTAGTGTATCCAAATCCTGGGTTTATAATATTTACACCTTGAACTCTTAATAAATTCGAATCAGTTTCACACAAATCCACAATTCCAGAAATCATTGTAGCTATTCCTGTAGCTCTAGATTTTTCATTTGGAGGTATTATTGATGGTGGTACTGGTTGTAAAGGTAAAGAAAATATAACAGATGGTGTAGATGTATATCCAGATCCCCTGTTTGTAACTGAAACATATGTAACTCCACCACTAACAATCGAAGTTATTGCAGAAGCTGTTGATCCAAATCCAACCATTTGTAATGTTTGAATATATCCTTCCTCTGATGTATTATCATCAATAAAATCAATACTAGTATCAACAATTTCATCACCATATCTAAAGAGTTCACATCTTAACTCATAAACATAATTTTTTTGTAGTTGATAAAAAGGTTTTTCATGCTCAACATATTTAATTTCAAATAATTTGTCTCCTAAAGGAAAATAGATTAAATCTCCTTCTTTAGGTCTATCTGATAATTTTATATCTGGTATATTTTTTATTAATGGTTCAATATAATTTTCATATCTTTCTTTTGATATTATTAATACTAAATCGTCAAGTTCTTGAATTCCAAATTTTGATAAAATTGTTCCTTGTCCAGAATATCCCTCATATGTGTCTAAGTAAGCTTCAATAGGAAAAGCATTTGAAAATTCTGATTCTATTACTTCTTTTATAACTGTTTTTTCAGTAACATAACGTCTTGGAAGATAGTATACATCAACACCATATATTTTTAGATGTTCATTTACTAAATCTTGTATTAAATTTTGTTCTGACTTAGATCCTTGGAGAAAAAATGGATTTAACATAATTTATCATCCAATCATATCTAATGGTGGTAATTCGTAAGTAGAAGTCATTTTTTGTTCTATTGATTCAAGTTCTCGCTGACCATCATCAAATAATTGCCTACCATTTAACTCAACTCCTCCAGGAAGTTTTACTCCTTGGAATTTTATTAAATTTTGTCCCCATTGTCTTTTTATCAATGCAGTTAAATATTGCTTTAAAAAAGAATCATTCCAAACATTAGAATAATCATTTGGATCCATCATTCTATAACAATCAATTACTAAATATTGCCCTACTTTAACACTAGACCAATCAATATCCAAATATAATCTATTTTGCCTTTTATTAAATCTAATTTGTTTTTGAGTTGTCAATAGAAAGTCAATATCTTCTAAATATGTCTTTGTCATTGCATATGTCAATAGTTCAACTGATCCCCAATAATAAATATCATTTAAAAATAATTGATATTTTACACTAAACATTCCACTTGAAATGGAATTAGACCCTTCAAAATGAAATACTTTATTGATACCAATTACATGATCAGGAACTTGTAAATAGTTACTATTTTCATAGTAATTAAAAGATATATTTGATCCATCAATATTTGAAGATGCCGAAGTACTAACTATACCAACACCATCAATTCCTTTTGCTCTTCCTCTATCAATATCTTGTTGAGTTATCTGATATTTTAAAAATGTTGGATAAACACCATCAAAATGTCTTTCCTGAAAAAGTTGTAAAGCATCATCTACAAGATCATCGATTTGCTCTTCAGCAATATTAATCTCCAAAACTGGTGCACCTAATTTTCTCAAACAATAATCAATAAGTCCTTGTCTTGTTGATGGTTTTGCCATTAGAATTCTGCTATTACTTCTTGTTGTTTCAAATATAATTTAATGTAAGATTTTGCAATTGATCTTAATTCAGTAATATCATCTATACTATCTATATCTCTAGATATCTTTTCATATTCAAATAACTTATTCATATTTGACAGTGATATTTTATTTGGATCCATTTGCAATAGTCCTCAATAATAATTTGATTTCATCAATATCGTTTTTAATATTATTTAAGTCTTCTTCAAGATTATTAATTCTACCAACTTCTTCATTTTTAATTTCTTTCATTTTTTTATAATTTTCATATTCATTTAAGTTTGTATTTAAAATTGCCTTTGTTTTTTCATCTCTTATTAAATTTTTATAACCTTCCACAATTGAAAATGGAAGGTTGCTATGTAAATTTTCCATAATGATTATGCTAATGCAATTACTCTTAGTGCCCTAAATCTTGGAGGATATGCTTGATTTGTTGAAGTTCCAATTAATTTGATACTAAAATGTCTAAAATCAGGCAGATTGTCAATTGTAAATTCATAATCCCTATAGTCCAGTTCACCATTAATTGTACCTAAACCATCTGTATTTTCAACAATAAAGTCTGGTGTACCATCACTTTGTGAAATATCAATTACTTGACCAGTTTTAATAATGTTATTATAACCTGGGAATGGATAGTATACAGATTCCTCTTTTGTATCCTTCATAATTGCATAGAAAGCTCTAATATCGCTAAATTGATTTGCATGAGCACTCACATAAATTTTTATTGAGGATGCAGGGACATTCAGAGTGATAGAATCTGTTGCATATACGAATGATGATGGGTCATTGTTTATGCTAGATGTTCTAAAGTCAGTGATATAATTATCAATTGCTTTATTAACTCTATTAGAAGTTAAAACAATTCCTATTCTATCCAAATCTACAACGGGAGAAATATTTTCATCAGATGTATTCAATTGCAAATTAAAAGTAAATGATTTTTTACCTGGCAGATTACCTAATAAAGTATCCTCATTAATTTTTGATGCAATTAGTCTTGGAGATGATAGATAAGTATTGGAATCTAAACTTATATTTTCATATCCTTGATCTAAGAATGATGTCTCAAATCCATCAATACTTGTTCCACTAATAGTCCTAATTCTAGCAGTCATACTAGTATTAGATAGTTTAACATTTTGTATGACTGGTCTAACAACTTCAAATTGAATATTTTGTGTTGCTAAAACATTAACTCCACCAGAAGATTTTGTCTCATTAATATAAAGTTTTGGATAATTGATTCCAGAACTTCTATCAACTAATCCATTTGCACCATTTTCCGCGATAGATCCTTTATCTAAAGAACTCATATCAAGTTTAATGTAATAATAATCTAATCCTCTTGGTCTTGAAACATCAGCATTCTCTAAAGAATGCATTCTGTTAATTCTTCTCAAGGATATACCACTATTTTCATATTTAAACACTGGTGTTCCGGCATTATATGAAAATACATTTGTTTGATCTATAGATCTTGTTACTCCTGTTAAATTATTTCCATTTACTCCAGTGTATGCAATAATTTCACCATCAATTAAAATATAACCTGGATTATTTTCAGATACTAATACGTTTTCAAATACTGCAAAATCACTTAATCCAGTTTCTGGATTAATAAACATATTAGTTAGTGTAATATCATCAGAAGATACATTTGAATAATCTATTGATAAGAATGTTGATCTTTTGTCTGAATATACATTTCTAATTGAAACTATATTAGATCCTGAATGCATACCATGATTTTTATGATTTACACGGATATGTAATCCATCAGACTCTTCATTATAATTTGTAATGGAGGTTATTAATACATCAGATCCTGTTCCATTCAGATCTGTAGATCCGACACCAATTACTGAACTTTCATATTGAATAGTTTTACCAACTCCTGTTTGGAAGTTGCCCTGCACATTATCCAATATAATTTCATTATTTCCTTTCAATTGAGAAATTGATAATTGTATATTTCTACCAATAGTACTACCACCAATATTGGAAACTGTTACAATATCCCCAACTTGATATCCTGAACCACCCAATAAAATTGTTGCTCCAAGTGAAACTATAGATCCAGAAGAAATTGTAATATTTGCAGTTGCATCTTTACCAAGTCCAGTTTCATTAATTAATGGAACATTTGTATAATATCCATCAGAGTATCCAATACCACTATTAATAACATTAAGTGTTCCAAATGCAGATCCAGCAACGCCAACATAATTACCACTGGCATTAGAACCTTGCTGTACTATAGTATTTCCAAATTTCAAATTAGAATCCGTAATAGTAGATGATAATGATACTTTAATTTTTTTAGAATTAAAGAGTAGTGGATTTATAAGTAAGTTTGCAACTTGCTTATTACCAACATTTAATATTGGGTTATAAAAATTAAAATCACCTGATTGAGTAGAGAACTTTGCCTTGTAAAGTATAAATTTCAAATCTTCATATTGACTTGGATCCCATGTAGAACCATTTTGAGATTTAAATAAAGATCCTAAAAGTGGTTGTTGGGTAACAACTACTTGTTGAGACTCTGGTAGATTCTGTGTTGTGACATCAATTTCTCCTAATCTAGAAATCCAAACATTATATTCATTTGATTGTGAAAGCAATACTAAAGCATGTTCAGAGTCACCTTTTAAATATACTGGAGATGGGAATGTAATTGTTGTAGATACCGATCCATCCTCAGACAAATTAATATCTTTTGGTTCAACAACTACCTCACTAAATGGATGCACGTCTGTCTTTGGTACACCATTTGACATTGGACGAAGTTGGACTACTACTGGTGTTTCTACATCTTTTGTTCTAAAAAATAGATCTACCTTAGTAATATATACTCCACCTTTTTCGGATACGAAGAATGATTGTGCAAGAGGATCCCAATAACAATAACCAAACTCACCATTAGCATAGGTACGAATAGTATTTCCCCAAATATTTTTTATTGCAGTTGATGTAGATGTAGTTGTTTCTGAAATATCTTTACTTTCAGTTAAAGTTTCGGATTCAATTCTAGCACTTCTAACAGATACTATAGTTTCTTGAATTGTATTTAATATTCCTTGGGCATAATAATTTTCTTCAGCACTAGTTGTTGTAATACCATCAATTAATGAATTTACAGAACTACTAGTTAATCTAAATGTTTTTGTTCCAGTTTCAAATGTCGGATTTGATGGTACATTAGGATTAGGAATAAAGAATGAACCAATGATGGTTCCTACACTATCAGTAAACAATCTAATATTTGTAATTGTTGCTTCTGCACCACTAGATTGTCCTCTTAAAATCATACCAGTTTGAATATATCCATAGAAATCACCCTGTGCTTGCTCAGATAAAGAGTATGTATCTATATTAAGAATTTCTGAAGTGGAAGAATAATCTGATGGTAAATTGGTTGTTGACTCTGAATTATATGGATTTGTAATAAAGATATCAGTTGGTTCATTGTATGGGCCATATCTATGATTAGATGTTGCTAATCTACATACAAATTGATTTAATACTTCTCCAGAAACTGGATTTTCATTTGTAGATGAATTCAACATGGTTCCGATTACTGTTTCACCAACCTCAAATGTCCCAGAAATCATAGAGATCTCTAATAGTTTTGGTATAATATATGAACTAACATCTTCTCCATCAAAGAATGCATATACTTGTGTTAATGGTTTAAATCTTTTTCCAGTAAATTCTATATTTCTAGATCTCATATAAGAAATGAAATCTGTAGCAATAATAGAATCTCCCTGAGAGAATGTGTCAATTTTTTCACTTAATTTAAACTGAGTGCCCTCTCTGGTTTCGATTCCAGTATTTGTTGTAGTTGCAATTGTTGTAGTGCTATAATTGTAATACCAAGGATATCCCCAGTAATAATATCCATATCCATAATTCCACCAATATTTACGACCCCAATATCCATAATAGTAAGGATAATTCCAATATCCATAATAGTAAGGATAACCCCAATATCCATAATGACCATAATGATAATTATTATAACTTTCATATGTGGTGCTAGATCCAGTCCAAGTAGTCTCCCATGCACCCCAAGTTACTGGACTATAACCAGTTTGAGGATCCCATCCTTGAGCAATTAATTGCTGCTCTGTTTCTGTATAATTGTCAATTTCTACTCGTTTTGCATCAGTTCTAACTTGATCTGTCCAGGTATCTGATGAAGGGAATAATTCGATTGTTCCGTTATATCGAGTAATCAAAAAAGGAGTTACATTCTCAGTTCTTGTTGCAAAAAGATTTTGAACTTTAACTACATCTTCATACTCAAGTGTTACTAATTGACCAGTTCTTCTAATATTATTACCAACCAAGTCTGTTACAAATCTAGGATCTTTAGTTGGATCTGCAGATGTTCCAATTCCAACTAAAGATTTTGATCCTATTTGTAAATCAATTTCTGTTGTGAACGGAGCAGGTCTCAATTCACCAAGAGATGGGTCAATTGAATTCTTTACTATACCAGATTTATTTTGAGATGATGTTGATGTAAAATCATCAACAAAAAATCCAGACTTAAATCTATCAAGACCATTTGCATCTTTGACTTTTAAGTTTTCTGTGTTAGTTTCTAGTAGATTTAAAGTAGTTATTGATTCTAAACTCTTAATTCTATCTTCAAGTTTTCCGATATCTTTCATTTGATATCGTTTATGATTCATTAATTTAATTGTTACTTTAGAAGCATCGCATAGGTATGCTGGTAATGAAATAGATGCTATTTCTAAAGCATCATCAACTCCAGCAGGTGGTTGTGGAATTTCTGATGGATCACCTTGATTTAGTTGAAATACACCTTCATTTGTTAAGAAAATTCTATCAATTCTTGGTAAATAATAAGAATAATCTACTACTAAAGATTCATCTGATGCTAAAATATTTTTAGCACTATTTGATACCTGACTAAATGATCTACCTAAAAACTCAAATGGAGATCTTGAACTAGACTCACTTACAGTATAATTGGAAACTTTTGGTCTTACATCAATAATATCGCCATTATTAACGTTTTCCCTAGCAAAAGTAATAGTACAATAATCAAATTGATTATATGAATTTATTGTTGTAATATCTCCATCATCAGATGCAGAACATGAAGCATTTTCAAAAATAACTCGTATTCTTCTTGTTGGTGCTTTTGTATTTGTATTTCTTCTTAATTTTGCATAATCATAAATTGTATCTTTTTGTCCATAATCAAATTGGAAATCTGAAATAATATTTTTATCTCCAAATGTTAGAGTGCCAATAGTTGCAGTTATTCCAGAATCTTTAAATAATATTATTTCACCTTCTTGTAATTTTTTATCTGTTAAGTATGTGAATTCTATGCTTAGATCATTTTTCTTTTTAACATATACACAAACAGCCCCACTACTTTTACCAATAAATTCTTCTCCCACCAATAGATCATTAGTAGTATTTGTTGGACTATTAATGGAATTAAAATTAATTGATGGTAAAATAGGATCACTTGTACCACTAGATTCTAAAATACCATAAACTTTAGTTATATCTGGAACTAATAAACATAGTTCTTCATCTTGTACTCTAGTTCCATATGGATAATTACCATACACTAAACCATCATTTGATGTAGTTGATCCAATACCAGACTGTGGATTTGTAGATTTATCAATAATGATGGAATTAATTCTATTTTTATTTTTTATTTTATGGGTAATTTTTTCTTTTGATAATGTTGCAATTAATCTTGCTTCAGCATCATTAGAACCCAAACCAAAAATAGTCAGTTCTTTTGAACCATTTGTAAATACAAACTTATCCTGAGTTAAAACTTCAAATGATCCATCAGATCTAATTAAAATATATCTTTCTTCATCAAAAGGTAAGAATGTCTCATTAGCATCTGCAGTAACAGTGCTAGATTGATTACTAGTAATTGTAATAGAAAATTCTTTCTTAATTACTAAACTTGAATTATTTAAATCTACAGATGAAATGAAAGGTTTTGGTAAAATTGTAAATAGTGCGTTATCAAATGATTGTTGAAACTTTGATGCTAAAATAGCAAAATCATTTACCGAAACATCAGAAATCGGTAAAGAACCTTCATTTATACCAGATACTGTAGTAATCCCACTAATTGTTAAAGATTTTTCAGATACAGATTCTACAATAGAATATGTTGGTATAGTTTCTGATGGTTTAGTATATCCAACTAATGAACCAATTTTAATTATATTTGTAAATATTATATCAGATGAATCTGGAATAGATACTGTGCTTATACCAGTAGAAACATCTTTAGTTGTAATATTAGCAAATCCAATAAATGTTTCTAAAGATGGAATTACATCACCACTAAACACCGTAGATGATGTTCCAACCTGGCAGATTGATTTTACATCTTTGTTTGTATATTCAGTTACTACTTTTGCAATTCTACTATCATTTTCTACACCATTAAATACAAATTTTTCGCCAATAGAAAATTTACCATTAATATTATATGCTGTTAAAATTCCTGAATTAGAAACATCATATCTAAGGTATGCAGTAGCTCCGCTAGATTTCCCTTTAATTTGAACAGGAGTGTTTAATGTAATGGGTTCATTTAATTCTATTTCAGTATATGTTTGAATATCAAATAGAGATAAATCCCATTGATTAAGATTTAAATTTGATGTATTATATGAACCAGACTCTAAAGCAAAATCGTATACTCTAGCAAGTCCAATTTCTTTACCAGATCCTAGTATTTGTGAAGTTCCTACTCTAGAATCTCTAAGACTTACAATAAATGGAGATTTTAAACTTAAATTTGGTGCTCCATACACTCTATTTACTGTATATGTAGATCCTGTGCTATATACTACTCTTTGATTTTTTTGAGTTTTTATTGTTCTTGGTTTTGGAAAATCTAAAAATACAGTTGTTGGTATCTCTACTTCTCTTCCTTTAATATATGCTTTTCCAGGTGAAATTTTATATGTGGCTAAAGATTCACTTGGAATATTTCCATTATAAGTTACTTGACCTTCACGAAAAATACCACCATTACCAAGATCGTTATTTAAACTTTCTTTTGGAGTTAATGTAAATGGAGTAACATAATAGTCACCGGATTCTTCAGATGTTCTTCTTGCAATCTCTTCTTGAATTACTGAATATTGTGGTCTAGTTTTTGATGATATTAAAACTCCTTGTCTAATATCAAGAAGATTTATAAAACTCTCGTTATTTAAACTATCTAATGGTTTTTTTGTTAAAATTGCACTAATTTTAAGTCTATCTGCACCAGGTGCAGCATAGTTTGAGTATCCTTGTGCATTATCTGACAGAGAAATATCTTCATCTGCAGTTATAATCTCTTCTACTACAGTAAATCCAACTTGATATGATGGAGTATTTAAATATGGATCCAGAATTAAAATTTGACTAGGAACATTTACAAAAGTACCTCTAATAAAATATACACCTTCCGATAAAATTACTGCAGAACCAACTGAAGTAGAATTTATAGAGACTGTATTGCAAAATCCTTGACCTGATTGTATTAAAACGGATTCTTTAACAAAGGTCTCTTCTAAAATTAAAGTTTCTCCGTCAAGAAATGTAGATTCTCCCGAAATACCAGATCCTAAGTAATTTACAAATAATGTAATATATTCGTTATCTAAATCTCCTTCATCTATTACATGAATGATTTTTGCTCTAATTTTACTAATATTGCCTTTTATAGTTTTACCAACTAATTCTTGCGCATAAAAATTTACTGGAATTCCGGCAAATTCGCTTTCAATTTTTACAGAATAAAATTGGTTATTATAATTTAATTGCCCAGGAATAACAATTGACCCTTCTTTGAAAACATGATTTCCAAATTGTTCAATTTGATTTTGTAAAATTGATTGAGTTGTTGTTAGTTCTCTAGCCTGAATTGGATATCCAGGTTTAAATAATACTCTATAGAAATTCTTGTTAGAATTAAAGTCGTCAAAATAAGGAGATACATTTAAATTAGTTTCCTGAGGCATAATTCTTTAAAATTGCAAAATTACTTTAATATCTTCTTTTTGATTTATAGACCTTGTAATAGAAGGTCTATTGTCAACATAAATGATCTTTCCAGAATATTTTTGAACTTCTGGATTAGAAATTCCATTATTAAATTGTTGACCTAGATTATATGTTCTACTATTTATAGTTGTTGACACACCAGTAAATGCAGAATCAATGTTTAAATTTGTACTACCACCTTTAATAATTAATTCTCCACCAGCACTAATATCTGAAGTAAACTTATTTAAATTATATCCATATTCAGGAAAATTATTTTGAGTTTTATCAGTATTAAATCCAACAAGACTTCTATCTTGCCAATACTTTAATATTCCAGTTTCTTTACTATAAGAAATTACTCTACCAACTGCAGTAATTCCCAGTCCTATTGTTTGAGTAATTCTAGAATCTTGATCAAATGATGCAAAACTATATCCTGCACCAACTAATTTTATTGCAGAAACAGCACTTGCTTTATCTAAGGTTATTGTAGATGATGTTCCATAACTCAATGGATTTTCAATTAATCCAATTCTAGCAATTTGATTTCCTGTGATAAAATCTGGATTTTCAATGTCATTTTCAATTCTAGAATAAACTAAAACATTGGTAGCACCAAGTTCTCTATAAATGTCTGCACCATGTCCACCTTGAGGGGGAATAATTACATCAAATATAGGATTAATAGTTGCTTGAGGAACACCTGCTGCAGAAAGATCTAGTCTACCATGAGTATATCCAAATCCCCCGTCTGAAACAATAACAGATTCAACTTTAGAATCGTTACCAATTACTATAGTTGCTGATGCACCAAAACCGTCGCCTTTGATAGGAACATCTGTATAAATTTGATTTGCTGTTCCAATACCAATTCCTCTATTTTTTATGGTTATAACTTTTATTTGTCCACTAGTACTTGCATTCTCTCTAACAGAAACAATAGATGAATTTGTAGAAGTCTTCCAATTTCTTGGTACAGGAATAAAATTAATACTATCAAATTTAATAATGTCACTTGGATTTATTGTGTACAAATATTTCCAAATATACCCATCTCCACTTGTTCCCGCAGATCCAGGTTCTAAATCTACAAATTGAGGTTCATCTAATGATTGTCTCCCATTTGGATTTTCTGGATCTGATCCATTCTGTAAACAAATATAAACTCTATATTCACTATTCATCACATAAAAGTTTGATGAATATAAACTAGTTGCATTTGAAGGTTTTGCTAGATTGAATCTACTAATATCATGTCTATACATATCATAAGTAGTTCCAGAACTCCAAGTAATTTTTCTTATTACTTGTCTAACATCATCATTTGAAATTTTTTTAAGAGCAATTATTGTATCCCAATAATCATTCTCTTCATCAAAATTGTCCTTTGGTGATGGAGGATTATCATCCCAATTTGAATCATAGTCTGTAGCATTAGATAAACCAACAAAAGAATAAAATGATGATGATGTAGAGGTTAATAGGTCTACAAAATTACTTGCATTTAATATTCTAAATTGATCAGTTATAATTGCGGACATTTTTGCTGTTTTTTAACTATTTATGGGTTATAATTTAAATACTTTAAGGGATAAAATCTTCTAACAACTGCAGATGTTGAAATCCCGATAGTTCCTGTTGGATAAAATTCAAATTCTTTTGGATTTTTTCTTTTTTGTGCAGTAATTCTTCCCCAACTATATTCTCCAAAATAACTACTCTGTGATAAAGATAAAGATGAATCTATTCCATTATAATCTTCAATTAAAGTAGTAACTTTAAGTGGAGAATAGTCAGAAATTGTAAGAGTTCCTCCATTTTCAATAAGAATAGTAGTATCGTCATTTATAATTGAAGGACTACCATATATAACACTATTAACTATTATTTGTGATTGAGTTATTAAATCTGGAGAAAAATCTGCAGAATATGCTTGATACACATTGTCAATAAAAGTTGATCCAATAGATAAAATTGCTCCATCATTATAAAGAGATGTAACACCATTACCAATATTAGTATTTTTAATTACAAAAAATGATCCTGTTGAAATACCACTAGTGTTAATAATAGGTTTTGTAATTTCTGGATCATTTAAAACTGAATTTTCCGGTATGAATAGAGATAATATAATTGCAGTAGAAGCAACACCAACAGTAGTTGTAGTTATACCTGTTATAAATCCAAAATCTCCTTCATAAATTACATTATCAATTATTTCGGATTTTATTTGATTTTGGGAAATTATTTGAATAGTAGATTTAATTTTACTAGGAGCTAATTCTTTTTCATTATCAAAAAATGATTTTACATTCTCAACAAAAATTTCAGCAGTAGATCCAATTCCAACGGACTGTATAATATTTGTAATAGGATTTATAAGTGCTTCATTATAGATTCTATCTTTAGTAACTTGTTTACCATCAATAACTTTATCAACTTTTGATTTGCACCAACTAATAGGTCTCAATAAATTTTCATCTGCACTTGATCCTGGCCCAGCATATGGATTTGTATTAATACTATCTGAAGATATTATACTTGTAACTAATCTTTCATCTTCATCTAAAAATAAAAGATCAGAATTAATATCAACAATATCCCCTTCTTCTACAGTTTCTAATATATCTTTGTCAATAACATCTATATCTTTAGTTCCTCTGTAAAATAATATTTTAGATTTATCTCCAGAACCTGGATAATTTGGATCTTCCCCTTTAGGAGCCTCTTTAAATGTTATTACACTTCCTCCAGTAAAAGTATAAGATTCTCCTGGAACTTGTAAGATATTATTAATAAAAACTAGTAAAGATGGTTCAACATCTATATCAGAACCTTTTTTTGCTCTAATTGATCTAACTAATCCCTCTTTTCTAATAAAAAATTTTTTTCTAGTCCCATTAAAATAAGAATCAAAAGAATCCAATACTTCAAGTTCACCAAAAGTCCATCCAGAAACATCATCTTTATAAGTTTCATCCACATAAATTTGAAATTCTTCAAATTGAACTGAATTATCTGTTTGTATTCCGTGTGTACCACCAACTTCAACGGTTAAAATATCACCAACTTCATACCCATATCCATTATTTTTAATTTGAAATGAAGATACTTTTCCAGATAAACTTACTTCTAAATCTACAGATGCTCCTGTTCCAATACCAGACTGCGAGTATTGACTGTATACTAAAGGAATATTTTTGTATCCAACAGGAGAATCTATGATAACTATAGGTGGATTTGTTTGACTATATCCAGATCCGGGATTTGTTATGTTAATATTTGATATTTTACCATTATCTAGTGAAGCAGTTCCAATAATCTCTACATTTAAATCAAAAAGATTTTCGGTTTTAACACCAACAAATACGTTAGTTTGTATACCAGATCTATATCCAGACCCATTATTTCCTATGATTATAGAATCTATAGATCCTGCAATTGAAACTAAAGCAGTTCCTCCTGCAGAGACTAATGGTTGATATCCATTACCAGAAGTAGATCCAACAGAAACAATTATTCCGCCCAATGGAATACTTGAAGAATTAATATCATAATAATTTTCAGACTTTTCCCCACTAAAATAAATTTTAGTTTTTCCAGATTGCTCTGAAAGATAATAATCTCCAATTATTGGTTTTGGACCTGTTCTTTTTGGTGTTTGAAATACACTTCTAACTAAAATTGTAGAATTATTTTCACTTATATTGGTAATACTTTGACCATTTACAGTTAATTCATAACTAGTAGTTAATCCTATTATTTGATTTGATATATTATCAAATGTATAATTATCTGTATAAGTTTCTTTCGTAGTATCTGATTCTGCTGTTCTTAAAAATATTCTACCGCTAAAAGATGATGATGTTACAATACCAGCATAGTCTACATCATAAGGATTTAAAGGGTTTTCTTGTGGAGCATTGCCATAAGGAGCAGATCTAAAATATAATGTATTATCTACAATATTATAATTTCCTGATAATTTTGCAACTAATGATCCTGAGTTATGATTCTGTATTTCTGTACCCAAAAATTGCCTTGTTACTTGTAGTGAATTATTAACAATAGAATTAACTTTCATTATTTCACTATTAATTTTTATAATATCTCCTGATGAGAATAATTTGGGATTATAAACTGGAAATGTATTTTGGGTGATATTAATATTTCCTAATAATATTGTAGTGACTCCAGTAGAAACTACCGGAGATTGTATAACATTATCAATAGTTATTAAAGATTTTGTATTTTGCTTTTTCGAAATAAAATAATGTTGAGTTCCGATTCCGAGAGTAGTTATTTCTAAAAACTTTGGAATGAATTTAAGAGCATTTTCTGGCGATGATGCTACTTTTATTTTATTATTATCAATTTTTATAGCATATATTGTAGATGGAAGTTTATCGGTCGAAACTCCTGATATAACTGTAGTTGCAATACCTATTGGAGATCCAGATCCATAATCATAATTAATTTCTTCTCCACTAACAAAAAAATGATTGTCGAATGATAAAATACTGGAATCTGATCCCAATCCCACAAAATTATTATCCTCAGAATTTAATTCTTTTTTAAAAATATGTGATCCGTTATAAGTTAAGTTAAATGATGTTTTAACTTTATTTGATGTTCCAACATAACTTCCGTAACCACTCTCTATTAATGCTCCCATAATAGTTCTTAAATTTCTATAGGTGTTGTTTCTGCACTTATTAATTTTAAAGCATTTTGAAATACTCTAACTTCAGTTTCAATATCAGGAATTGGTGTAAATTGTAGTTCTATTAAATCATTTACTGTACTATTTACACTAAAAGATCCTAGTGTATTATTTGATTGTAAAATTGCATAGTCAGAAATATATGTGTTTAAAGAATCATTAATTACCACTATTTCTTGTGTTTGATATTCTCCATTAGTAATATCTTCTATAGTTACAGTATAATAAGCAGAATCATATTCTGCACTATCATAAATTGCAACTGTATTTGGAATTGGTTCTGTTTCAGATGAAATTCCTGTATATGAAGAACTTAATATTGCATTATCTATAGATTGACTACCTGAAGTAAATCCATTAGAATTTAGTGCTGTAACTAAAGTTGTTATACTTACTCCTACACCAGATAGTGATGGTATATAATCAATTAAAATATCTGATCCTGAAATTCTTGGATAATATGTTCCAAATCCTGAAGAAGAAAGTGATGTAAATGTATTAGTTAATTGTCCATATTCCAATAAATCTACATTAAAATTATCATGAAGAATTGTAAATTCATCAAATTCAAATTTTCCATCATCTCCAACAAACTCAACTAAAACTTTCGCAGATCTATATGATGTTGGTAAAGAAACTATCGTTTGATTTGAATCAGGTTGTACATAATACTGATTAGAAATAATAGTTGCAACGTCTCCAAATGAAGTTGAACCAATACCAGAATTTATTTGTTTTAATGTATAATTTACAAAAGATATATCATAATCATTAAATTCATATTTGTTTGGATAAAATAGTAGACTTACTTCATTTCCATTAATTATTGCATCAAATGATCCAAGATCTCCATAACTATCAAGTCTTGCATATTGATTAATATATACATAATTATCATCTTGCAGTAAAGTAACTAATAATATCTGCCTTTCATCAGTATATCTCTTGTCTTTAACGTAAGTAATATACTTTCTAGAATATCCAGAATCTAATTTAAATACATCAACAATTGTATATGGAGTCAATCTAGACAAATGATCAAATTGAGAACTAATATCATCAATTTTTAAAACTTTATTTCCAATTGATTCTGAATAGTCCTGTATTTCTCTAGAATTGAATATTATTTCATTTGATATATTATTGTTGTTAATTTTAAATAGATTTTCACTTACCAAATCAAAATCATTGTAACAATCAACATCTATAATAGTAGATAAATTAGAAACTCCCGTAAAATCTCCTTGATTTTGAGAGGTGCTAATTCCATAATAATTAGAATCGTATGATTCAACAATAAGGTCACTAAATTTTTTAAATCCAGAAGCATGATTTAAAGTACTTACTTTATCATTCCAATCATCATAAGAAATTGGAGATTTTATAGAATATGAAAAATATTGGTAATAATCATTATCATGAATTCTTTGATTGGTATTATTTAAAAATCCAGTCTCTTTATTCCAACCTTTTTTAACTATTGAAGTTGAATCTATTGAATATGTTGTTTTAAATTCATTTACGGAAGAAATAAATCCTTGAGAACCTGATGATTTTCCTTTAATCAATGTTCCAGATTTAAATAAATCAACTGTTTCAACTTTTAAATATTCATTTTGAGAATCCCATTTTTCTACTATTCCATTTGAATCTTCCGCATATACTTCTTCTCTATTGAAAAATTGATTTTTCTTTAAAATAGCGTTAAAAATTGGAAAATCTCTAACAGGTATTACTTTTCCAAAAGATTCTGAAAAATTAAAAATTCCTGGTTGAGATATATTTTTCAATAATCCTATAAGACTAAAAATAATTTTAGATCCGTCTCCACCAATATTTTTATCAATATCAGTAACTGTGAAATATGAGTAATTATAATCTGAAGAGTTGTATCCAATACCAGTACCTTCAATAATGCTAACATTTTCTACAAAGATTTTGTCTCCGATTATAAACGGAAAATCTTCAACATCACTAAATTGTTTACTTAAAGTGACTGTTACTTCTTTTGTTAAATCATTAAATGATATTGTACTAATTCCTACTCCATTTGGATTATTAATTGGAATAATAGATGGTACAGAATTGTAAAAACCTGTAGAATTTTTAATAATAGTTACTTGATCATTATCGACTTCGTATTTTAAAACTACATCGTCAACCAATTCTCCAGTTACTCCATCTAGAACTATTAATTGTGGAGCAACATCATAACCTTTACCTTTATATAATATATCAATTCTATCAAAAGTTGATAAAGGTTCTATCTTTAATATATCAGGTAACTTTACAGTTGGTCTAATGGTATAATCTGAAGAATAATCAAAGCCAATATCAATTATTCTTGTAGTTTTTACATTCCCAATACTATTACTTTGAGGTAAAAGTATTGCATCTGATCCATTTTTACTTATTACTCCACTAATTCCTGGTAGTTTTTTGTACCCATTTCCTTTAGATTTTATTGAAATTTTACTTATACCACCAAATGCAGAAGTAGATGTTGTTGTATAATTAATTCCAGAAACATAGGTAGTTTCTTCTGGATTAATATTAACAGTATATGAAAATGTATTTTCAGTAATATTAGAAATTTTATTTTTTCCATTATAAAGACTGTCTGATACATTTATTTTATTTGCATTAATAATAAATTCATTATCTTTAATTGCATAATTTCCTTCTAAAACATTTTTTAAAGGAATTAATCCGTAATATAAATTTTTTGGAATATTATCAGATATATTTAATTCAATCTTTGCACCAGTTTTACCAATAATTCCATATTCAATAACTTCAAAATTCTCAGTAGATTTACTACTAATAAATTCATCTGTAAAATTGTAATCTTTAAATAGTTTAAATTTAAAACTTGGTAAAATTGTAGATCCATTAGTATAAGATAATGATGAATCTGAAAGATCAAAGATAATTTTATTATTTTTAAATACTACAATTTCTGGATTAATTTTAGAAATAGATCCATCGGATCGTGATAAAATATTTGCAGTAATTGGTGAATTTAATTTGGAATTGTAATAAGATTCTGAAAGTGCGATTGTATTGATATCAATAACTACAACAAAATAAATTTTATTATTTGATAATCCTAAAGAAGGAGAATTTGAAGTATAAATTACCTTATCTCCTGTTTTATAATCATGATTATCTATTTTTATTGAAGATGTATCTAAATCTATATCAATAGCATTAAAATTAGTTGGATTTACAACTAATCTTTTTAATTTCAAATTATACTTTATTTTAATGGTTTTTGATATTTGTGGTTTACACTCGACTGATATATCATCTTCAAATTGTAAGTTGTGTGGTTCTGATGTTGTTACTGTTACAGTTTTTTTATCAGCATTTGCTAAGACTACTGATGACTTTTTAGTTTTAAAACTATGATTTGATCCAGTACCTGTTGATGTAAAATATAATAATCCAATGTCTGAATTTATTCCAACAAAAGAACCTGTTGTACCTATTCCAATTTTATTTGTTGATATTCCTATCAAATCATTTGAAAATTTTGCTACGTATATGTTATAATTTTGATTTAATTTAAATGTTTTTGTTCCATCAAAAACTGAAATATTCTCATTATTGTTTCTATAATATTTTAATAAATCTCCAGTATTTAATCCATGGTTTGGTATATAAATTGATTGTATAGGAACAAAAACTTCAGTTGCCCCAATACCTGGATTTGATATTGATAGTGTTGTTCCAGCACCAACTGTACCAATACAAATAGATTCTTTTGGATTTATATAAATTTCTTTATTAATTTTATAATTATAATTTAAACGATCACTTGTAATAAATTTAAACTTTCTTGGTATTTCTGTTAATATTTCTCCAGATTTATGTGATTTTGTTTTAGATTGCCTAAGTACTCTTATTCTAGATGAATTTGTATCTATGTTTAAAACTTTAATTATTTCACCTTCTATAGAATAGATATCATTTTCTCTGATATTTGGATAATTTAAATTTCCATAAACATTAAAATACGTAACTATTCCCGTAACTGATAAGTCTTCGACTTCAGAAGAAAGTATAAGAGTAGAAACGCTTACTTTTGCTTCATAGGAATTTTGTAAAGATGAAAAATATGTACCAAGACCACTTATGCTTACAATATCAGTATTTTTTATTTCATGTGGAGAATTTGCATAAGCAATGTACTCATTAGTATTGTTTGATGGAATAATCTCAATATTCTTTAATTCATAAATTTTAGATTCTATTTTCTCTACATTTTTTCCATATACTGAAGAAACTGTGGCATAAAATCCATATCCTTCATTGTTTTCATCATCTAATGAAATAATATCACCGACTTGATAATTTGATCCAGGTTTAACTATTTTTATATTATCTATTTTTCCACCAGAAGCATAAGTTACATCTGATATTTGTTGTTTTATTTCATTTGAATTTATAATATAATTATAACTACTATTTTTAGAATTTAAATTATATGGTTTAGTGTTTCTTAAAAAATTTAGACCATTGATATCAAGATCATCTTGATTGGATTCTTTTTGATAATTAAAATCTATTGGACTTGATTTAAATTGATTTCCAATTAAATATGGAAACTTTGGAAGTTTTTCTCCACCAATTAAATTTTCCTGTAATGATATAAAATATGCATAAGTGCCATTTGGAAATTCTGGAGTTATGCAAAATCTTCCATTACAAATATCTAAGTCTCCATTATCAGTAAAATCATAATCTTCAACAAAAAATCCTAATGGATATAAAGATAATGATGGTCTTCCAGATTTTACAATTGGATCGGAATATCCAGATAATAACTGTCTTATACTTCCTCCATCAACTTTGTCATATCCATAGGGTCCGTAAATTGGATTGCCATCATATGCCCATCCTATAATAGGTGAATGATAGTTATCATTGAAAGTATCATTTAATAAGTCTGATCTATATTTAATATTTCCATCTTCTTCATTTTTACTAAAAACTATTTCTCTTAATCTTTTTGGAGCATAAGCATGACAATATTGTAATCCATATTGTTCAGCAATTCCATTTGAAACAATACCATCATTTGTTGATATTTGATTTGTGAATTTTAATCTTTCAACTAAATTTATATTCCAAGACTGTATTTTAAAGTTTAACTTGCAATTTTGTCCGGCAGAATTTGCAATAATAGATGTATTTTTACTAGAATAATTAAATCCACCATTAATTATTTTAATTCTAATTATTCTTCCATTTTCAATTATTGGTGTTAAAATTGCACCAGACCCAGAACCATATACTGTTATATCAGGAGGAGAGTTATAATTACTTCCTGGATTTAAAATAAGAACCTGTGCAATTTTGCCATCGGATATTATAGGTTCTAGTTTTGCATCTTGTCCAGATTTTAATTTATATTGTGGTTTTCTATTTAAATTAACTATTTCCTGAGAACCATAATTTGATCCGGGATTTAATAAAAATACTGAATCAATAGATCCTCTAAAAATTGGTTGAATTTTTGCTCTAAAGTCTTGTCCAGAAAAAGTTGATACTCCAATAGATCCTATAATTTCAACTGAAATATCTGGATAATTAAAATAATGCAATCCACTGCCAACTGTAATAAATTCAATATATTGTTTAGTATTATAATAAAATAGTTTATCTGAAGATCCAATCAAAGATAATTTAAATGTATTATTATCAATCTTAGTAACAACATATTGTCCTTCAGATAATCCTCCAATAGGAGAAGAAGAATAATAATAATTTATTATTTCTCCACTACTAAAACCATGAGATGTAATATTAATAGTACTATTTTCAATAATAATCTGATCTGGTTTAGCAACTATCAGTTTATTTTTATATCCAAAACCTGGATTTGTAACTGATATAGATCCTATTATTTTCTTTTTATTGTAAGATTTAAATCCATGAATTCCGGAACCATATGATGTTAATGATACTGTGTTTATTCCGGATATTGAATCGGATAATGTATTATGTACTTTTACTGTTCTGGAATTTTGTATTGAAACATAATATATTGAATTATTAATTAAACCTCCAACATGATTTTGATCATCTGAGACATAGAAAACTTTTTCATTATCTCTAAATTTGTGATCACTATCAAAAGTTATAGAATTATTGGATAAATTTACAAGGCCAGAAATTTGTTCAGAATTAAAATATGATATATGATCTACTGAAATTAGATTAGCTTTTGCTTTTGCATTAACTCCATTTCCTCCAGTAATAATAACTGAAGGATCTTCAATATAATCAAATCCAGGATCAATAATGTTTATTTTAGATAATGATCCAGTTACTGCGCAAATACCTTCTGCACCAGTTCCAGTAGAATCTGTTATTTCTAAAACAGGAGGATTAATAACATCATAATTAGACCCCTTAGAAGAAACTATAATATTTTCAAGTTTTCCGTGATAAATGGTATCTTGTGATTTGTAATTTAAAATTTCTACACCATTAGAAAAGATGCCAATAAACCCTGGATTTGTATCATAAACATTTCCATCATTTTTTGGATTATCAATTTTTCTAATCAGTCTTTGAGAATCTAAAACCTTTTCATTTAAATTAGTATCTACAAATTCTAAAGGAATAAGTTTATTGTTTGTTATATTTCCATAAAACTCTACAAAAATATTATTTAATATATTCTCACGACTTGTTGATAATTTTATTGTATTAACATCAATTTTTTTTACAAAATAAGTACTCTTTGGTATACTTAATGTATTGTTTCCTTCCCCTGGAATATAAGCAATAGAATCACCAGTTAAGAATCCATGAGATCTTAATGATCCACCAGAACCTTTAAAAACAATAGTATCAGTTTTAATACCTACAAAAGAATTTCCAAATATTCCACTAAATTGAATGGATCTATTTTTAGTTGTTATTTCTTGACTTAAATAATCGGGAAGAGATGGTGATGCAACATAACATACTTCTTTATCATCTTTATATACATTTTGAACATTTGCAGAATAATCATTAATAGATTTTGTTATCAGTTTTTTGGTACTATAAACTTTTATTATTTCATGATCATTATTAACAATAAATGATTTATTTGGTATTGTTCCTGATTCTACGACAAATATCTTTTTGAGTCTTGATAATGGTTCAATTTGATTATTTAAATCCCTGATAACAATATCAATTTCTACTCTGTCTCCTTTGTAAATGTTATTACTATCATAAGTAAAAATTTCATGCTTATAAATTGATGGTTGTTGTTGCCCAATGGAAACTGAATTTAACCATAAAAATGATTCTACCTCATATTCAATTGGAATGTTAAATATCCAATTATTTAATTTTATACTAGAATCATTGGATCCCAATGAAATTATTTTAGCACTATCTCCATTTTCATACTGAAAAGTATTTGGTGGCAAGTCAAGTTCCGATAAAACACCTCCAATTCTAACTTCTATTTTCTCTGTTTTAGTTTTATCAACAAATGCATATGCAGTTGCATTATAAAATATTTCTTGTCCAGATAAAATATTTTGAGTTATACCAGAACATCCAAAAAACTGATTTAAAGATTTTGAAGTATATGTTACTTTTAAAGTATTTTGATCACTCAATTTAATTAATAATTCTCCTGATTTAGGAAACCCTAAAGTAGAGTCTACATCAAGAATAGTTTTTGAAGCATCTACATCATTTACTAGTATGGTTTTTGGATGTATACTAAATTTTCCAAATATTGAACCAGAAACATTAATATCCTTGTCAAAATCATAATCTAAACTTACAATATAGTATTCTTTTCCAGATCTTGTAATCTTTTCTACAGAAGTTACTGATCCATAAGATCTAGAAATAAATCCATCTGAATCTTGAAATAATGTTCTATTAACCAATTCTAATGGATTACCAGTAACTGCCTCTACAACAAGATCTCTAGTCAGTCTATATTGTGCATCTGAGGGTTGTATTAAAAAATCTCTTGGTTTAATAACATCAGCATTTACTCCATACAAAGATTTAAATAAAATTTTAAATGATCTATCAGTCCCTTTAGTAGTATAGAAATCCTTACTTCTACTTAAAAATAAATTTTGGTTTAAATTATCATCTAATTTTCTATTTTCAAACCCATAAAATGTTTGCTTTTTTATTTTATTTAAAAATTCTTGTAAAAATAATACAGATAAATTTGTAACAATACTTCCAGAAACATGTTCAGATGCATCTGATACAGAAAAAACTAATTTTTCTGGATTATTAGTATCTTTTAAATTTTCTACTCCACTAAATCCTCGAACACATTCCGTAAATGAAGTATCAGTTTTTGATTTATATGTGATTATTTCATCATCAATTTTTATTAATCCATATCTATCAGGAAATCCTTCTGTAGAGGAAACATAAATTTCATTGTCAAATAATCCAATAGAATATGTAGAATCATTAACTTTTTCTACAATAGTAGAATCTATTAGATTTGTTAATTTATCTAGTTTAATATATTGATCAATATTTTGAAGAATATTGTAAGATGAACCATCAATTTCTTGGGATCTATAATATTCCTTTAAAAATTCTGCGACTAAAGGAAAATCTTCCCTTACAAAGTTAGGAATTTGATTTTCTACAACGGAATTAATTTGAACTCTGGTTTTTACCATAATTTTATTATCTTACTAAGTTTCCGTTACTATAACTTGATGTTGAAATATATGTTGATCCAGAAGTATCAGATCCTGATGAAATATTATCAGATATCATATTTACAACACTATTATTAATATCTAGTTGCAAATAAAGATCTTGTAATCCAATAATATCATTTGATCTTGGTATTGCAGCAATTTCTATTATTGGTTGACCAAGAATTGATTTTTGTGTTGATAAAAATTTAATAGGTTTTAGTAAAATCTCACCTTTATTATAATCAATTGTACCTATTGATTTTCTTATGATCACTGGTTGTGTGGATGAATTCAATTTAAACATAAAAATTGTTCCTGTATTCAAATCAGAATTGGGGAAATCTGAAAAATATAATGTACCAGATATTCCATCAATAGAAAATCCTGATGATTTTATATTATACCCAAAAATATTTTTTATATGAAATGCATTTCCAAAGCAAATTTCATATTCTGCCAATTGATTTAATTTTGCAGATAAATCTCTTCTGATAGTAACTTTTGTTATATTTGATGTAATTGATTCATGACTATCATCTATAATTTTTTGATATTTACTATATTTAAATCTTGCTCCATATTTATTCAATTCTGTAGAATCTGCATAGAATTGAATATTTTTTTGAACAAGACCACTTACAAAATTAGCACTAGGTGCTAAATTTGTATTATAATACACTGATGTATCTATTTCAACATATAGATATTTTAAATCAATAATTTCAGGAATTACACCTGCAACAGAATATTTTCTTAATGATAATTTTAAATTGTCCTTAATACTATTTGGTATAAAAGGACCATAAAAAGGTTTTATAGCAATAAAAACTTTTCCGTATTGTGGAGGAGTTAATTCCTCCCCACCAAAAACAGTTACTGATTCAGTCTCTGGGTATATTTTATTAATAATTGCTTCATAGTCAGTTGATGTTACAGCTCTATTCTGAGATGCATAGATTCTTGGTGCATATTTTTTAATTGAAGAAATTGATTCAATTTCAGATCCACCATCAGTCGAAGATTCTGGTATTACTAAAGAAATACCAGAAGTAATTACTCTTCCATTATTATCAATTAATCTTCCACTATAATTAAATGAAAATAAACCATTTGCATTTTCTCCATTTGTCACAATATAAGATACTTCAATATAATTTAAATTATCAAGTTTTTTTCCAAAAATACCATCACCAAAAATTAATTCATATCTTTGATCTTCTATTTCTTGTATAAAAAATATTTTAGAATCGGAATCAACTTCTAATAAATCAGTAGATAAACTATATTTTCTTACAGCACTACTTGCAGCATTATCCCTAACAGAAACTCTGATTGTTGAAGTATCAATATTTGGATTATCAAGAATAAATCTTTGAGTTTTTTTACTTAAATCTACTGTAAAATATGTTTTTTGATAATTTCCCTCATAAACTTTAATCTTATCAAATATAGCAATTTCATTGACAACAGGAATTGTAATATCATCAGGAATTGAAACTGTATAACCAACATTTCCAAAGGATGATGATGATGTACAAACAGTCCCACTTTTTAATGTAATTGTTGTTGGAGGTAAAGTTGAAGAATTTGATGTATCTACTGAAAAACTGATATTGGTACTAGATGCCTTCCTTGAACGAGGAACATATCCAATATTTTTTGCGAGAGAAACTACATTTTCTCTTAATGTTGCACTATCAATAAAAACCTCATTGCTAACCATATTAGCATTGTATGAGGCAATATATGTATTATATGCAAGTATATCTAAAAGAACAGATAAATTTGATCCTTCAAAATCATAATCCGTAAAATTTGAGTTTGCTCTCAAATAATCACGAAGACTTGTTTTTATTTGATCAAAATCTAAATTTGTAAAACTTATTAATGCTGCCATTTATCGAGTTGGCTGTAATGGGAATGATAATCTTTGTGCAGGTACATCAATTCCTACGATATTATAAAAAATTGTCACAATAAATTCATTTTCATCATAATTTGGATTAACAACAACATTAATTAAATTAACTCTAGGTTCGTAATTGTTAATCGTATTAACAATTTCATCTCTAATAATGCTAGATGAAATAGAATCAATGTTTTCAAATAATGATTTAGATACTTTAGATCCGAGATTTTGATTAAAAAATCTTTCTCCAGGATAGGTAAGTACAAGATTTCTAATAGAACGTGCAATCGAACTCTCATTCTTAAGTGCAATTAAATCATAATTCAGGGGATTAACCTGAAATGTCATACTTAAATCCTTAAATCCTATACTTACCCTTTCAGAAGGCATTAAAATACCAAGGAAACTACCTTATTTATACTCCATAATTTGGTTCTGTACCATATTCCCAATCATCATAATCAGTATCGTTACGAATTTTTGAATGTAATTCGTTTTGAATTTTAAAATTATGCCTTTTTGGAGTTAAATCATCGTTTGTAATTTCTCTAAGCATCTTTTTTTGTTGAAGTTTTTCAAAAACACCATAATCTGAGGTCAAATTTGTGGTTCCCCACAATTCATACATATAATTTTTGTCTCTATCTACTGATTTTGACATTGTTTTTACCTGATTTACTGCAAATCAGAACTTTTTACGGGGTTTCTATCCCTAGGAATATTTATTTCGAACTCTCAATGTAATAACCAAGTCTTACATCATCTATACTATAATGGTCTCCCACTAGATATTCACACCAGAAATATCCAGGGGAGACGTATTTGTGAAGAATCATATCTTCAGTATGTAGATCAGGGTCTAGTTCAATTTTATTTTCACCAATACCTTATGTGTCATCATCAATCATGCTTTACCTTGTCCCCGATATCTCTTTCTAGCTTTATTACGAGAAGTCGCTGCATACTTAGTATGCTTACCTAAACCTTGAAGAGTTTTTTTAGGTAAAGATTCGATTTGTTGAGTCTTACGTGTTGCCATAATTAATTTCCTCTAATTGAATTTCATAAATGTCAAAGTCATTATTATCATAACACTGAGATGAAAGTTCTTCAAGAATTTCACAACACTGTTCATGATCAAGATCTTGATAAATTTTTTTATTCTTATAAAGAATATCAAATTTTATCATCAGATTACTCTTGTCTTCTCATGACCAACTCGAATACGTGGATCACACCAAATTTCAAATCCTGCTTCTTTTGCATCAAGACAGAATGATACGTCTTCGCCACACATATCTTGTACTGATCCAGATTCAAAGACTTGCATCTTAGGCGCAAACCAAGGGTATTCAAGGTTTTCGAATACTCCTTTTTTAATCAGAACCCAACCAAATCCAGTGTAATCAACTGTAAATGGTTTACGACGCTTGCTGATACTTTCTAAGGTCTCATGATTCATAACTCCACCATTTTGACGGAATTCTTCTTCTTCTAACCAATGTGCGACTGAAGTAGTTCTACCATCCTCAGTGCAATACCAACCTGCTACAATCTCGTTCCCTTTGCTTTCATCAATAGATTTTACACTTTGTTCTGTACCATCCTCAAGTTGTAATGTTTTCTCTACAACTGCACTCTCAGGTATTGCTAAATCACAAAGTTGCCAGAACTTCTCAGTGTTGAATACAATATCACTATCAATCCATAGTTGATAATCATAATTCAACTTACCATCCCAAGGAATTTGTTTTGGTCCTCGAAGAACATTTGCACCAAGACACTTGCATCGTGCAAAATTAACCATTGATGAGTAGTCTTGTGAAATTTGAATACTCATTCCATTTTGTACAAGATCAAAACATAATTGAACAAAAGATTTCAAAAATGTAAATGAACATCCTCTACCTGGTAGACAAAATACAATGCTCTTGCCTTTCATTCTTTCTTTAATTGCTTCAAAATCCCAATTTGGTTCTTTGTTTGTTGGGGCATTTGTTTTAACTGTAAATCCTTTTGACATAAGTTTTATAAAACCTCATTTCAATTTTAACAGTTTATATATGTACTGTCAATTAGTGTGATGAATTTAAAATTACATCCTTATTGATCAGTAATTCTTCATATGATAAATCTTCTGCATTGTAATCAGTTTTGATTAGATCAATCATATTTTTAAGTGTATTCCAAGTTATTTGAAATTCTTCTTCTTTTATAGAGTGAAATAAACATTTATTTTTTGCGTAAATGTGATATACCTTTTCAGTTGAACCTTTTGGGATCATTTTTTCCCTCCGAATTTTTTTGTGAGTTTTTTTATTTCACAACCGCATTATATATTACTGCAATAAGAATTCCAATAGGTATTAAAGTAATTCGGAAAACCGTCTTTGGATACCTTATACACCATCCTGCTAAAACTACTTTCCAAAAATTCCAATAAGGTTTTTTCATTTCTTCTTTCCACCTTTCTTTAAGGTTCTCTTATCAGGGCGTGAATAACCATTTTTGTGAATCCATTTTACTGCCATTTGAAAACTCCTTTAATATAATTTGAGGGGGGGAATGGGTAAGATCTTATGAGTATGAGACCTTATGTCTGAGACCTTATGTCTGAGACCTTATGTCTGAGACCTTATGTCTGAGACCTTATGTCTGAGACCTTATGTCTGAGACCTTATGTCTGAGACCTTATGTCTGAGACCTTATGTCTGAGACCTTATGA